TGGTTGAGTTGATGACGGAAAAAATTTTCTAAATCGATTGCCAAATTTACGGTTACCTGAACCGACCGGCATGCGAGACGGGTACGCAACTTGGCGAACACGTTCTCTGGCTAACACTGCTGAGCTTGCTGAAAATGAAGCGCGAGCAATGCTATCTAATTTAATTGGTACATCCTTACCGAAGTCTGGACATAATGTGACTGCAAGGTTTGATGCAATCATTCTGTGATGAACACGATCTACGCCACTCGCGGCTGTAGCTGTCGGCTCTTCTTCGAAGTTATAATTAAAGTTTAAAGTTCTTCCCCAATATTCTGCCATCATATCTTCAAGACGCCATAGGGCTGTCTCTGTGTCTTCAGGCGTTGGGTTTATTGTCAGTCCAGAGATTCTTAACTGGGAGTAAGCTGAGTTGATAAGCTCGACTTTGGTTTTCATGGGTCACCTCTGGTACTAAGTTGTGGGTAATAATAGCATCAAGCTCTCCACGATGGGAGAGCCTGAGCCATTAATTATTTACGCTTTAGTCGTAAATGAACCACAGCCTTGTGGGTTTGCCACGGTCACGCCGTACCAAGTGAACAGACGACAAGTGAATGACATGTCCAGTAACGAACCGTCATACGCCATGTACATCTTCTGACCATTGCTCATGGTAGAAGAGATCACTTTCATTCCACCGAACTCATTCAGCAGTTCGATAGGTGCGTCGCCAGATGTAACTTCGACAGAGCCTTTGCATCCGAAGATGTTCTGCTTACCGCCGGTTACATTCAGAGCGTTGATTGTTTGACCAATCAAAGCACCAGTACAGTTACCATAAGCTGGGTACAGGTCAGGCTCGTTAGTATCAACAAGGTTGGCCAGTATAGGCTTAGGATAAACACTGATAGATACATCAGTATCAACCGCAACAACAGTGAAGGTCATCAACTGACCTGAGTCACTCTTATCAGCTAAGCCAACAGCGTTACAGCCAGTGACGTTAACTTTATCACCGACAGCGAAGCCAGCAGTAGCCGCTACACCAAGCTTACCAACACGACAGTCGACGTTAGTTACAGCGCCTGTTAACGCATCGACAGAGCCAGCTTCTGGGATAAAGGAGTCACCAGAGGTGCTTAAGCTTGCGCCTAATAGACCAGTGATAGCTTCAGTACCGGCAGATGCCGCTAGTGTAGGCAGGAATGAACCTGTGTACACATCGAACTCAGCGACGTTAGAACCGATCTGGCCAGTAGCCCATGTATCAGCAGGACGACCTTGTAATGTCTGACGGCCAGCAAGCTGATCACCAAAGGTAAGGTTGTCACGATCGTTAAGAACAACAAAGCGAGAGTCGCCTTTGTTAGCCTGACGCTCATTCAATAAAGCCTGAGCTGTAGCGATAGCTTTGAAACCAGAGTTTGCATTGTCTGACAAGTCATACTCGTAGAACAATGAACCCTGTAGGGCAATTGCGTTAGCGATAACGCTGTTCAGTTCAGTAGCTTGACGCTTACCAGACTGTTCACCACGACGCTTCCAGAATTGCATGTCACGAAGGTCATCAGCAGTTTGCTTGATGATATCGTTCTTTGGTGGGGTCAAGATAGCTGGATACGTTTCTTCAACGATCTCAGTTTCTTTACCCGTCATATCCCACCCTTCGATTATCGGAGAGTGCTGTTGGTTAGGTCGCCATACCGCACCGCCACCGAAGGCACCAGTGTTTTGACCGCCGGTACCAGAATTCTGCATATCACCAGAATCAGGTTCGAAGCGTTCGACCAATGAAAGCATCTGCATCTGATGCTCGTAAGTTTCGAGAGCCTTCTCAAAGAGAACCTCTACGATTTTTCCTGTTTTAGCCATGTCATAATCCTCAGATTAAATGTTACCAGTTAGAAGTATCTACACCAGCCTTGCGAGCTTCACGTCGAGCATTGAATCGAGCCTGAGTATCGCCTTTCTTATCAGCGTCATCATAAGCCTTTTTGTATGCCTTCGTTTGAGCCTTCTCATGTTTGTCACCTTTGACGTTTGGAGCAGGCTTCGGTGCATTCGTTTTTCGTTTCTTCGGAGCAGACAGTTCAGCATTCAACTGACCGATATAAATTGAGGCGCTAACCCCAGATCGATCATTTTCAAAGCGCGTCTTCAGTTCCTGTAATCGTGATGAGTTCACACCAAGGTTATACATCACCTTCTCTGAACCATCACCTAGATTCGCAATAAGCGCATCTACTATCGCATCACCAGCTCCGTCATTAGAACGATCGGGATTAAAAACACTCTCGACCATACTACGCAGACGGAAGTCAGCGTTTTGATACATTTCAGCTGTGATACCGCTCTCTTCAGAAAGCTTCACTGCCCGTTCATAGTGCTTGTCCACTGCTGAACCAACTTTCGCCTGTCGCTCGTTGAACTCTTGTTGCCTGCGTGTGGCCTGATCGCTTGCTTGATTCTCGGCTTGTTGTTTCGATATCCGGTAGTCCACCATGGCACTAGTGAAAGCGCCTTGAGGGTCTGCCTCTCCATCGAAGTCTTCGCGCCGTGGCTCATGCAACTGCGTGGCCGGTCTGCGTGGCTTCTTAAGCTCCTCGTTCTCACGACGTAGCTGTTCCATCGCATCGTCCTGTTTGGCTATCTTGGCCTTGTACTTGCGCCGAGCTTTCGCCATGTCGGAGTCATTGAACTTTGCACTCGATGGTTGGCCTCCATCATCGTCGTCATCCGTATCGCCCTTCATCCAGTCTTCAGTTTCAGCCTTACCTTCATCATCCTCATCACCCTCCGCAGGGTCACCAGCATTTTCCAGTTCGTCATCTACCACTTCGTCATCGGTCGCCTCTTCATCAGCTTGCGGAGCTGGTGTGGACTCATCCTTTTCTAAAGCGTTTGAAGCTTTCAGTTCTTCCAGTGTTTGTTCAGCCATTTAATTTCTCTCTCGTTTGGTAACGATTAATACCCAGATGCCCTCTGGTAAGGATCACGATTTAGCCTGTTCGTATTCAGTAGGTAAAGAATAAAACTTTTTTAACGTGTCTGCAAGCACCGTTTAACGGGCGTTCAACATTAATTTTGGCTTATTTCTGACAGATTGAGCCTACGAAAATAGATGTCAAGCACTTTTTTCTCAACGACACGGTAGCGTTTCAAGCGATATATACTACTATAATAGGCTAAAGTGCAAAGTTGACGACTACCCATATGTTATAATACAATCTGACACAATAACTGCGAGGCTAAAATGAAATTGATATCACACCACACTAACGAAGGTCAGTACATGGCGCTGGTCGTTAAGACCGGACGCAAATACTATCATCTGCTATATATCGGTAGACCACGATTAACCCGAGTGCCGCTATCTGAGGCTCGATACTTCAGGAATGAGACCGAGGCCACGCTGAAGCAGGTACGTCAGTTCAACCGCATCGCTCGCAAGTTCGGAGCTACAAGGAGGCTGGCATGAGCAGGCGTCAGCTGAAGACACCGGATACCAAGTCGAGTAAGAAGGCGGTATTCTGCGGAGCGTTCTCGATCATGGCGCTGACCGGCAAGTCACACGATGAAGTGCATGCCGGACTCTGCAAGGCCAACAACTGGCATCCAAACATTAGCATCAGGGGTCTACTCAACAGCGATCTGCTTCGTGGACTCAGGCACTTCGGGTTAAATCCAGTAAAGGTGGCGCACTATCGCTGGAGCAAAGATCGCCCAACACTGGCACGATGGATCGATGAGCGTCGAGGTGAAGAGAAGCACCACTGCTACCTGATCCACATCACAGGACACTATGTCGTCATCAATGGTAACGAGTTCATTGACACGTTCACTCGGGTTGCTGTTAAGCTTGATGACTGCCCACACCGGAGAGCGAGAGTAGTGAATGTCTGGAGGATAAAGAACAAATAACTTCCTGACCAACGGTAGTATTAATACTTGACGTGGTAGTATAACTACTCTAATATAACTACATCAACACAACGAACTGCGAGACGAAGACTATGAACTACCAGCAAGAATGTGAAAACTTTGCCAATCACAGCTCACAATTTCAGGAGCACAATGAAGACAATGGTGCTGAAGATTATTATCACGAGGCTTATGCTGGAAATACGGAACGCGATATCATAAGAAACACTTGGCGGTAGTTAACCTACTGTAGTAGTATCACCATACGGACGGGAAAGCGTCAGACGCTCCCCACATTGAGGCTAGTTGGTGGCCAGTACCGTCCACCTAATTTACGACTGCGAGGTAAGAATGGATACATCAAAAAAGTGGGCTGAGAGATTGCTTGAGAAAGGGTATTGTACGCATCAAGCAATAAACCTAGTTAACACAGATATCTTATTAACCGTAAACATACCTGACACGCCGTACTGTAAAGCTGAAAGGTGCGATCCTTTTTATGCTGGCAAAGATACTGAGCGTGAATGC